AATGGGGGTACAGCTGGTTCTGGAAGTGCTAAATTTGATGGAAGCATAGAAGAAGTAATTGTTTATGATTCAGACCAATCAGCTAATCGCTTTAAGATTGAGTCCAACATCAATAACTATTATGGTTTGTACAATGATGCGAATGAGTTAGCTGCAGATTTTGCTAAGTCTGGTTTAGCTACTATTTCAAATACTTCAAAAGATGAATTTACTGGAGAGACAACAGATGGTAACGATGCTTACTTCGGAGTAGAATTAAATGATAAGGTAGCTAGTGCAGATATAATATATATATCTTTTAACTCTACGAAAGCATTATCTTCTGGTGTAGGATTAAGAGAAACAATTGCTGGAACTCTATCACAAGCATCTATAACATCAGTTAGTGTTGGCTTTAACTCAATAGCATTAACATCAAATAATAATGATGCTAAATTTATATCATTTGTAGATGATACTGATACTTCATTTACAATATCTGATTTCAAAGTATCTCGCATAGCTCGTAATGGTTTCGTACAAACTTGGTACGACCAAAGTAGTAATGGGATTGATATGGCTCAAACAACAGCTGCTGACCAACCTCATATTGTTGAAAATGGTGGCATCTGTAAAGACCCAAGCGGAAATAATCCAACTGTTAAATTTGTAAATGTAGGAACTAATTTAGGAAGTACATTTATGACTGCAACACCAATATCTGGAGGTCAAAATCCTTTTACTCATTTGCTTGTAGCTAGTTCAACAAATACTGGAGCTAGTGGTCAGACTTTTGTTGGTTGTGCGGATGGTGTTGATTTAAGGTTATCTACATTAGCTATGAGGATGCGTTCTGGTAATACAAACAGAACTACAAGTTCTAATACTTTAACATCAAATACTAATTCATTATTAACATATATAAGAGCCTCTGGAAGAGTTCCTAAAATGGCTTTAAATAATAATGCACTAGAAGTTGAATCTGCTGCACCAGATGCTGGTTCAGATAATTTAAATGAAATACTAGGAGAAAATTCTACAAGTGCATCAAGTGATTCCTTTGGATTAGTTGGAACTATTTCAGAATCTATACTTTATACTTCAGATAAAAATTCAGAATCAGAATTAAGTGATTTAAAAACTGATATAGATAATCATTACAATATATTTTAATTATGAGCGAAGAAGAAATTACAATCAATTACTTAGTATACGAAACACTAGACGATGCTATTGCAAGAGCAGACACAGAGGGTGCTAGACGAGGCTATGCTTACCACAGAGTAGGTAGCGGCACTCGTTATAGAACTTACCCTCTAGAGACTGCTGATGCAAAGTATGCACTAGTTGTGGACGGATACGAACTAACCGAAGACGAAGAGTCTTCTATTGTTACAAGTGTAACATTCCCAGAACCAGAGGAAGTATAATATGGAAGAAACACTACAGAGATTATCAGTAGGAGTATTTGGTTGGATTGCAACTGATACACTACAAGACATTGATTTAATGATGGGGATAATGTCCAAGGGTGTTATAATAGCTTTAACTACTTTATCAATACTTAAACTAATCAAAGAACTAAAATGACAACAGAATTATTAGCAATGCTTGGAGGAGGATTCTCTGGGTTCGTATTTAAATTAATCGGAACTATGGTGCAAAATCAAGCAGCCATTACCGAAGGACTTATAAAGAAACAAGAAGCATCGGACAAAAGTGCAGATGCAGCAGCAGCTAGGGTAGATGCCTTTGGTGCTTGGACACGAAGAATTATAGTTTTGACTGTATTGTTTGGAGTAATCATTGCACCCTTCATCTTAGCTCATAGTGACGAAGGTGTAACAGTTGCCGCAGAATACAGCAAATGGTTTGGTCTAATGAAAGGTACAGCTTACCAAACTCTTCACGGATATATTATCCTCCCCGAAATCAAGACAGCTGTTATTAGTATAATCAGTTTCTACTTCGGAAGTGCCGCAGTAAGTAAATAACTTTATGAAATGGACAAGAAAACTGCTAGAGATAAACTTAAAGAATTACGTGATTCTTTGTCTCAATTACTTGAAGGCAAAGATTACCAAAGTTCTGAAGAAATTAAAGAGCAGTCCGCTGAAGCTATACAGCAAGCTAGAAAAGCTAGTTCTACGCTTAAAAAATCTTTTATTGAAAAAATAAAAGATCTTCCGGTTGTACAGAAGGTAAGTGAACTAGGAACTGCTGGTAGTGTCGCTGTAAGTACAGCCGCAGTTGCTCAGACAACGGTTGCTATAGACCAAACAGAAGTCTTCGTAGCTAGTGTCGCAAACGATGTTATAGAGGAACGTATCGAGGTTCCTATGTTTATTGATACCTTTGTTGATTTCCATTATTTAAATGATTGGGGTCAAGTAGTAATGGCGGAGAAGGTAGAAATTGCTCAAGACTTTGTAGAGAAAGCTGAAGCTATCGCCGCACCTTCTGCACCCGCTCCTTCACAATATCAAAGTCCCTCCTCTGAGGGTTCCAAACCTTCATCTTCCGAACCTTCACCATCCCAAGAGACCGGCGGTCAGAACGAGAAGCAGCCATCTGATAACAAATCAGAAGAGCAATCAGAAAAGGAAGCCAAAGCAGAAGAAAAAAGTCCATCAGAAGAAACTAAAAACGATTCAGAAAAAGATAAAGGAGATAAGCAAGAACAAGCCCCACAAGAAAAAACTGAAGATAAACAACCGTCTCAAGAAAATAATTCATCCTCTGAACCTAGCACAGAATCTAGAGGTGTCAATAATCAATTACCTATAATAGAAACTCCTATTGATATGAATGACACATCAATAAGACAAGTATCACCAACAAGCTAATGGAATTTTTTAAATATATATTCGATAACTACAAGGACAATATGCTCGGTATGGTATTTGCATACATTGGTATAATATCTATAGTAATGATGTTTCTACCTAAGGATAACTTCATTTCTAAACTCTTCAGAGAGTTCGCTTCAATCTTTACATCCCTATTCAAAAAATGAGCCACGAACTAGATTATCCCCTATTTCCAATAATTGAACCAGAATATCCATTGTTGCCTATAGAGCAACCAATTGAGCAACCTATTGAGATAGAAGAACCTATATCTATAGTTATATCGGATACACCGTTCTTCTACATTCCAGATATGCCAGAGTTTTTAAGAGAAGATTTTAAAGGACTAGAGTTCGAGGGAGTACAATACAGTTGGAAAGAGTTCGATTACAGACTTTCAGTGGATTACAATAGTGTTCCGGAACCAGCATTTGTTGGTTTATTTATGGGACTGTGTCTACTAACATTAACCCTAATCAAGAGGAAATAACTATGGCATACGGATCGTACAAGAAAAAACCTACTAAAATGACAAAAGCTAGAATAGCAAAAATGAAACCCAAAAAGAAGTAATGCACGGTCGAATGATGTCAGTTGTAGTCCTCGGTAAAAAGGACAAGAAAGGTGCGTGTTGCCCAGCTTGTGCTGCTGAGATGGAAGCTGAACAAAGCAGACGTAAGTTACCAAATTATAACAGAAGGAAAGTATAATGCCCCCAGAAAAATATAGTGCAAAGCAAAAGAAATTAGCTAGGTTAGCAATACCTAGAGACAAAATAACAGCAGAGGATTTGGAGGTCCTAAGAGGTGGAAAGAAAAATATTAAGCGTAGCTAGAAAGCTAGAACAAGCTAGTAAGGCACACGCCGGACAAGCTAAATTATTAAAATCATTAGTCAAAAATGGCACCAAAAAGAAAAGGTAATAAAATCTGCCCAGCTGGTATAGCTTGGGCTCGTAGAACTTTTGACAAGTATCCTAGCGCTTACGCTAATATGGCTGCTTCTAAGTATTGTAAAGATCCTAATTATGCAAAGGGAGCTAAACGTAAAAAGAAAAAGTAATGGCTGAATTAACAAAAAGGCAAAAGAAAGCTATGAAAGAACATTCGGTTCATCACAGTGCAAAGCATATGAACTTTATGCGTAAACTTATTAAAGAGGGTTCTACGTTTACACAAGCTCATACTAAAGCAATGAAGAAGGTAGGAAAGTAATGGGTGAGCTCAAAAAATGGAGAGAACAAAACTGGGTACGAATCGGAATTGATGGATCAATCCAAGGACCTTGTGGAACCTCAAAAGATAAGAAAAGACCAGACCGCTGTCTTCCAATGGCTAAAGCAAAGAGTCTCACTAAGTCTGAAAGAGCGGCTACAGCTCGCAAGAAAAAAGCTGGCGGAGCAAAAGGAAAACAATTTGTAAGCAACACCCCAAAAGCAAAAGTAAGAACCAAAAAATGAGTTTAAATAAAAAAAAGATGAAGTGCAACGTACCTCGCCGAGATGTTCAAGGCGGTAAGAAGTTCGTAGTAAAAGCTTGTGAAGGTGGTAAAGAAAAGATTATTCGTTTCGGAGATGCGAATATGAAAATCAAAAAAAATATACCAGCTCGTAAGAAAAGCTACTGTGCTCGTAGTGCTGGCATCAAGGGCGGCAAAGGAAAGATGTCCGCTAACTATTGGTCAAGGAGAGCTTGGGGTTGCTAAATGTCTAGATACGATACATATAAAGCCGGTGACGATAGAAAGCTAGAAGAACAAGAACTAGGATTCAAAGGCTTCAATGATAGATTACGACCGGATCAAATCCAAAGTGGTCTTCTACAAAAGAGTGAAAACGCTAGACTAGATTTAAATGGTCAGTGGCAGTCTCGTAAAGGTGTCCAGAATAGATTATCTCCTTTTGCGGTTAGTGGTACAGCTCTAAGATTGCCTACAGAAGATGAGGTTACAGCTGGTACAATTATGTTGTTGCCTCATACTATAACAGCTGCAACTGCTTCTAGTGGAACAATAACGCTAACTACCGCTCAAGCACATAATTTATCAGTCGGAGATACTATAGAAGTAAATGATATTGTTTCTAATGGTGACGATGTAAATGGTAGTCAAACTTTAATTGCTGGTACAACCGGAAGTACACTTAAATACACAGTTGGTAGTAGTAGTCCAACTCTTACAGTTACCGAAGGTGCTAACCTAGGAATTACTACTAGTACTGGACCACAGTTTTCTCCCTTAGATCTTACTACTGGTACGCCTCCAAAGTTTTTACCTTGTGCTGGTGCAGTTATATTAAATGACTCCGCGGTATCGGAAGTAACTTGCGGATGTAAGTTCAGTGACCCAAATGAAACAACAGATGAAGAATTTATTTTATTAGCCTCCAATGCAAAAGTTGTAGCATTTAACACGAGTACACTAGAGTCCTTCGATATGCCACTAAAATCTGGAGAAACAATACCAGAGGATTCATCTATTCTACAAGTATTTAATAAAGTAATTATATTTAGAGGTGGTCAAATATCCTTAGAGAATGATAAGTTCTTTTCTCCTTTTACAATTAGTGCCGCTAGTAGCAGTGGTACAACTAGAACAATTACCACCTTTGGTAATCACGGATTGCAGACTGGGGACTCAGTAGACATCAGTGGAGTCACTGCTACGGAAACTTATATAGGTCAGTACCAAATAACTAGAACTGGAGCCACAACTTTCACTTACACCGCAACTGGTAGTGGATCATCTGCGACAACACTATCAGATGCTAAAGTAAGTCCAACTTTTTTATTAGTACCTAACGGTGATTTTACGCAACCGGTTAAACTTGCTGCTACTGGATTTGTTATAACTAACGGAGTAGCAACAGCTACAGTATCTAATACATTATCTAAAGGAGACACAGTAGTGCTTACAGTAGCCGGAAGTAGTACATTGACTGCATTTACTGAGTTTACGGTTTCGGAAGCAACAACTTCATTATTTAAATTTTTTGTGAACTCAAGTGACGTAACTAATCAAACCGATGTAATATTTACACAAAAGGTTTCAGAAGGTCTAGGGTTTACGCACTCTCCGGCTCCTAACTTTGGTGCTTACCACAACAAAAGATTAGTAGTACCTTATAATTTTGAGATTACTGGATCATCCGGTAGTGCAACAATTACAGATCGAAATATTAAAGACGAAGTGCTAATATCTGATATATTAGATTCGGATACATTCGATCAAATATTTTCTCAGTTTCGTTTTAATGCTGGTGGTGCGGACTTCATTGTAGGGTTTCAGTCCTTTGCCAATGACCAACTAATTATATTTAATAGAAATAGTATACACACTGTAAATAACACTGTTAATCTAGTATCTTCTACTGTAAAACAAGTTACAGACGAAGTAGGATGTATAGCTCGCGGAAGTATAGAACAGATAGGATCCGAGATTTTATTTTTATCTGACAATGGTGTTTACGGTATATCCTTCGTAGATGAGTACAACCTTAGAGGTACTGCTTTACCACTGAGTGAAAGTATAAACAAAACAATACAACGCATAAACAAAGCTCACGCGGACAAAGCCGTTTCGGCGTACTTTGATAATCGTTACTATTTAGCGGTTGCATTAGACGATTCTACAGAAAACAATGCTGTTATTATATATAACTTCTTAAATAAACAATGGGAATCTATTGATACTTACGGAAATGGAACTACAACTTTTGATATATTGGATTTGATTGTAGCCGGTAAAGGAACAAACAGAGCAGTGTACGCTATAAATAAACAAGGAGGTATACACCAGCTAGATGTAAATGAAAGCGGACAAGATGCTATTATTTCTACATTAGGTCAAGAGACAGCTACAGCAATAGAAGTTGCTGCCAAGGCTAGAACACGTCAATTTACAATAGGAAGCATAGATAGAAAAAAATGGAATGACTTCGAGATACACGCTGAATCCGGTGTGACTTATCCAACTGATTTTTCTATAGTAGCAAATACAGAAAATATTGATGAAGAAAATATTAGCTTAAATAGTTTAAAATCTTTGAACGGAGGCTCTAACTTAGCGGCTGAAGAAGATGTTGCCATTCGTGGTAGAATAGGTAACAAGAGAGCATATGGACTCGATATAGAAATAACAAGAGTCACTGGTAGACCTAAACTGAGGGCAGTGAAGGTTTCTGGTGTCGAAACATTTAGATCAACAAATAAAGCAATATAATGGCAACAGTAGCATCTGGCTTAAATAGCGGTAGTGGATTTGGAAGTAGTGATACAATCACTTCTACAACTCTAAATAACCACGTAAATAATGCAACAGTAACTAGTATACTTACTGCTGATATATCAGACAGTAGTAGTAAAACAACTGGTGTTACTTTTGCTAAAATGCAGCACATAAGTACAGCCAAAGTTCTTGGTAATGTTTCTGGAAGCGAAGGAGATGTTTCAGAAGTAAGTCTTCTAGATGAAGACAATATGTCATCTGATAGTGCTACTTCTGTAGCTACACAGCAAAGTATTAAAGCTTATGTGGACAATGAGATTGCGGCTAAAAAAGTAAATTGCTTGTTAACTAATACTTCAAGTTCTGTTACCGTAAGTAGTGTTCCTTTTACTGTTCCATTTGATTCTGAAATATCAGACGCGAGTAATTTGCACGATAACTCAACTAATAACTCAAGGATTACTATAGGCACTGCCGGTGTATATATTATTAATTCTATTATTGCTACTTTAGAAACTGATAATGGAGACTTTGGTATAGCTATTTTTAAAAATGGCAGTGAGATTGCTAGAGTCCACGGTGATTATAATTCTATAAACACAAGCACAGTTCATATTAACATATGTCATACTGCATTATTATCTGCTAGTGATTATTTAGAAGTAAAATTGATGGATATAGCTGGTAATTCTACAGTAATTAACGGAACAAGAACATATTTCAATGTATCCCTAGTATCTTAAATTATGTCAGTAATAACAAAAGGAAAAACTTTCGCAAACGGTGAACAACTTACAGCTGGTAAGTTGAATCAAATGCTTGATGCTGCTGTATTTAGTTCAGCTGCTGTAGACAACACTAAGACTACTTTATCTGGCGGTGCTATTACAATCGCTCCTAATGCTATTACTACAACCGAGATTGCACAATCATTTCTAGATACTATCTATCCGATTGGTTCTATTTATACAAATGCTACGGACGGAACAAATCCCGGAACATTATTAGGTTTTGGTACTTGGACGGCTTTTGGTGCTGGTAGAGTACTAGTAGGTATTGATTCTAGTGATCCAGACTTTGATGCAGCAGAAGAAACTGGTGGTGTAAAAGAAGTCACTCTTACTGCGGCACAATCTGGATTACCTTCTCATAGTCATACTTTACTTGGTGGTAGTTTTGATGGTAGTAGTGGTGCAGAACCCGGAAATAGTAGAGCTAGTGATTTAGGTCAAACTGGCACAACTGGTGGGACAAACGCATCATCAGCTCATACAAATTTACAACCGTACATAGTAGTATATATGTGGAAAAGAACAGCTTAATATGAAAAACTTTTTAATAGAATTTTTTAGACCTTTAGATAATCTTATCTTTAATTACTTCGTAAAGATAGGAGCTGTTAAGTGCATAGACCCCGGAACAGCAATAGCAATAGGAAGTAATATTTTAGGTGGTATCTTCGGAAGTAGAAAGGCTAAAAAAGCAGCTCGTCAAAGAGCGGCTGCAATTAAATCCGCTTACGGACAATTTAGAGATCCTTCTGAGATATTTACACAGCAGTACGGAGACACTGGTATTTACGGAGATCCGGCAATGTCTACTATTTTAAGTAGAGAAGCGGAACTTATTCCTCAGTTTCAAGAGTTAGCCGAACAAAGAGCACGAGGAGTGCGTGACATCCAAGAAGAATCTAAGCTACGTCAGTTAGGTTTATTAGGTCAATACGGTGCAGACATTAGGTCAACCTTAGAGGATCCAAGAATGGCACAGTTAGCCGGTTTAGATTTAGCCGAAGCTGAAAGATTAACACAAGAAGCTGCGGCTCCATTGTCTGGTGAAAGAGCAAGGACAGCTGAACAAGATGCTTTGAGTCTAGCAGTACGCCAAGGTCGAGGAAGAGGTCAAGGAGCTATCGCACAAGCTGTTCTAGGAAGAACTGCCGCTAAGACAGCATTTGAAGAACAAGCTGGTAGAGCACGTCAAAGAGCTTTACAATCAGCTAGTCAAGCCGCTGTTGATCCATTTAAATTTATGTTTGGTGCACCTTCTATAGAAGAACGTCAGTTCTTAGAAGCTGGACTTGGACCACAAGTAACAGACCCCGGACAAGCTTACAACATAGGTTCCGCCGAGGACTTGAGAAAAGCACAAGCTATCTTAGGAGAAGGACTAGCAAAAGCTCAAGGAACTGCGGCAAGTGGACAGATACTAGGCAATATGTTTGGTTCAATCGGAAGTACTTTAGGTAATATGAACTTCGGACAACCTACATCTATGATTTCTGGAGCTCAAATTGGCTCTTATGGTCAAAACTTATTAAATCAAGCCGGACAAATACAAGGTCAATTAGATTCATTTAGTAACATCAGTCCTTTTGGAGGTCAAATTCCACAAAAATTACCATTCGGAGGATATACATTTCCATAATTATGCTTAGAGGATCATCACCAATTAGACTATCTCAACTTGATATAAGCCCCGCGATTCAAGCTGGGGCTTTGGAGCAACAAGCTGCTGTAAACTTAGCTGGTAGCATTAATGAAGCTGTCAAGGATTTTACCGATAAGCAAGAAGAAAAGAAGCAGAAGAAAATGACTATCGCTGCTTTAGAAGAGCTTGTTCCCGGAATGAGCAAAGAGTTTTATACAGCCGCAGCTGGAAACAAAGATTTACAAAGCAGTCTAATTGATGCACAAGTTGCTAGAAAAAAAGCTGAAGATCAAAGAATAGCTCAAGGTGCTTACTATTTATCTCAGTTCCCACAAGAACAAAGAAAAGATATAGCTGAAGAGTTAGGTTTACCTCTTCCTCCAGAGCCAGAAGTTTTGCCATTTGATATAGAGGGATTTGAAACTAGAATTACTGGAGCTGGAAACAAAAAATTAGCAGAACAATTAGAAGCAATCAAACAGAATCCAGATAATCCTCAAAATGCAACAGCATTAGAGTTATTAGGAATGCCAGCAGATGCTATACCTTCTTACTTGGAATCACTTAAAGCCGCACGAACTGAAGAGTTGGTTACACCTACTCCTACACCTACGGAACAAGTGGTATCAGAGGTTCCAACAGAGCAAACAGTTGGAGATGTAGTAACTCAAGAGGTATCTGAATTACCAAGTAATGTAGCTGGTCTTCCAGTTGATACAATAGCATTCTTATTAAATTTATTAAATAGACCAGAAAGCACACAATTTAAAACACAATTTTCACCGGACGCACCAATTGAACCAACTTTAGGAAGTGAACAACTTAGAAAATTAGGTCCAAGTATTCAAGAAAATATACTTGTACCAACTTTAAAAGCACTTGGTTTTATTGAAAGGTAGCAATGGCATTAGATTTAGAATATTTAAGGCAATATAAGAGTCAAACAAGTCAGCCTACTGGAGGTCCGACTTTAGACTTAGATTACTTGAGAAAAAAAAGAGAAGAGGAAGAACCTTCTTTGGCTAAAATAGGTGCTGGATTTGTTACAGATATTGCTATATCAGAAACAGCTAGACTAGGTGGTGCAGCTACTGGAGCAGCTATAGGTACAGCTTTTGCCCCCGGAGTAGGTACAGCTATCGGAGCTGGCATTGGATACGTTGTAGGTGCATTAGGTGGTGGTGCTATGGGTTCTAGGATACGCCAAAATATAATAGATCCAAATGCTGAGTTAGACCAAGGTCAAATGGTAGCAGATGCTTTGATAAATCTTATACCGGGAGTCGGAGTTGGTAAATCCGTAGTAAAAGGTATAGCTTCTCAAGCAGCAATCGGTGCTGGTATCTCTGGTGGAGCTCAAGTAGTAGAAGCTATTGTAAATAAAGAAGAACTTCCTACTTTAGAAGATTTAACAAAAGCTGGTATAACCGGAGCTGTTCTCGGTGGAGGATTAGGACTCACTGGAAAAGCATTTGAAAAAGCGTATACTAAGTTTGCCGGTATGCCCACTCGTAATCTGACTGAAGCATTTCGCCGAGGTGATCCAGATGCTAAGATAATTGTAGATGGAGTAGAGAAAACATCAAAAGAGTTCTCTGATGAAGTAGCTAAAAGATACCAAGATATTGGAATCAATATCAGAGAGAAGTACGATGATGAATTTATTAGAGCTAAGTTATTGCAAGATATATCTGCTGGTGGTCAGCTAAAAACTAAAGGTGGTAAACTGAAGGTTACTTCAGATGAAATGGATTACTACCTACAAAGAAGATTAGCTGAAGGAAAGATTGATTCAAAACTTCAAAGAGTAGAAGACGAAATAAATTTAGATGCTGCATTTTTATTAAACAAATCAGATGAAATAGGGAAAACTACATCTGAGTTATCAAAAGGCATCAATGATTATTTGTACGCTAAACACGCAGTTGCTTACAATAAGGCTAACCGTTTGAAGTTCGGCGGAGATGGAGCCGCTGGCATATCTACTAAAGAAGCTAAATCTATCATTAGTAAATTTGAAGATAGTGGATTAGATAAAACACTAAAGAACTCTATTGATAACAGAAAGAAACTTTCTAGGGAAATATTAGATACTCTTGAAGAAGGTGGATTAATATCAAAGAAAGAAGCGGATAGATTGCGTAAAGAGTTTCCGGACTACGTGCCATTGAATCGCATAATGGATACTGATGATGTAGCCAATACTCAAAAGATTTTAACCTCTAGTTCTACTAGATACGAAACACTACAAAGCGGTGTACGTAGAGCATTTGGTTCAGAGAGAGAAGTATCAGATATAGCACAGAATATCGTAGATAATCTAGGTGGTGCAGTTCGCCGAGCTGAAGTTAATAAAGCTAATCTAGCTTTTGTTAAGTTACTTAGATCCAATACAGATACTGCTAAAAACTTAGGAATAAAAGTACGAGAGCCTAAGATTGTAGGAACTCAAGTAATAAAAGATATGTCCGAAGAAGCTCAGTTAGCTAGATCATTAGGAAAGAAACCTAAATCACAAAAGGTTCCTATCTACGAAAGAGCTGACAGAAATGTACTTACAGTTTTTGAAGACGGCAAAAGATTATTTGTTGAGTTCGATGATCCTACATTAGCTAGAACATTCAAGGGTTCAGATAAGAGAGAGTTGAACTCAATTCTTAAAGGTTTGTACGGAATGAATAGATTCCTTGGCGGTATGTACACTAGATTATCGCCGGAGTTCGTTATACCTAATTTGTTCCGTGACCGTTCTGAAGCTCTTGTAAATAATCTAGCTAAGATGAAGGGACTACAAGCACTCAAGACTCTTAATCCCATTGAAGATATGAGAGTTATCCGCCGAAATCTATTCGGAGGAAAGGCTGATAGTCCAAGACAACAGCAGTTGGATTCTTTGTACAAGCAATTTAAACAAGACGGAGGTAGTACTGGTGGACTAGGATTGGACACAGTTAAAGACATTGAGAAAAGAATGGATGAATTATCTAAGAAGCTCAATGCACCCACTAAGACTAAAGTAAAAGCTTTGAATGATTTGATTAATAACATCAATGAAATTGTTGAGGATTCTACTCGATTTGCTACGTATAGAAATGGATTAGCTTCTGGTATGACTAGAGATCAAGCTGCATTTGCTGCTCGTAACAGTTCTTTCGATCCTAAATTAAAGGGTAGAGAAGGAGATGCACTAAAAGCAATATACTTATTCTCTAATCCAGCTATTCAAGGTGCCAAAAACTTCTTGAGAAGTATGAAGAATCCAAAGGTTGCGGCTACTGTCGGTGGTGGATTGATAGCTGTTACTACAGCTTTAGATAAGTATAACTCAATGATAGATGAGGACTATCGTCAAAAGATTCCAAAGTGGAAACTTGATAAGCACTTAACTATCGTAAGAGGAAAGAATGAAGATGGTTCATTAGATTATCTTTCTATTCCTATTGGTTACTCTATGGTTCCATTTAAGATGGCTGCGGATTTAACTCAACGTATTGCTAGGCAAGATGGAGAACTTGATAACGTTAAAGAGGTTGCTGCTAGTTTTGGTCAAGCGATGATAGATTCGTATAATCCTATGGGAGGCTCTCCAGTTCCGACTATCCTAAGACCTATGACTGAGTTAGCTCAGAATAAAGATGGATTAGGTAGAGACATCAGACCTACTTGGTTGGAAACCAAAAACATTAGTGCAACTGAACCC